AATGAGGAATCTGAAGAAGATCAACCTCAGGAACAGGAAATAAGTGAAGAAACTGAATCAGAAGAAGAAGAAGTTTCCGAACAAGATGTATCTCAAGACGAAGAACAGATTGATACTCAAGAGAAACAAGATTCCACCTACAAGGTAAAAGTTGCAGGTCAAGAATTTAAAGTTACCCTTGATGAGTTGAGAAATGGTTACTCAAGAGATGCTGATTACAGACAAAAGACTGAAGAACTTTCTAATCAAAGAAAGAATTTTCAATCTGAGTCTGAAAAGCAAAGACTAGATTATTCTCAAAAACTTAATCAAGTTAATGAATTAATGTCTATAGCTCAACAAGAACTAAACGCAGAAAAAAATTCTGTTGATTTAGAACAAATGTACGAAGATGATCCAACAGAAGCTATGAGGATTGAACATAGGTTAAGAAGAAAGCAAGAGAAACTTGATTCTGCCAAAGCCAAAACTCAAGCTGAACAAAAAACACAATTTGATGGATTTTTACAAGAACAAAAAAAATTACTGGAAACTAAAATGCCAGAATTTACTGATCCTGTAAAAGCATCAGCTTTAAAAGTTAATATGAAAAGTACCTTAAACAATTATGGGTTTAACGACCAAGAAGTTGCTCAAGTGTACGATCATAGAATTGTGATGTTGGTTAATGATGCCATGAAGTATAGAAACTTGCAAAATTCAAAACCGAATTTAGCAAAAAAGATTTCTAAACCTGGCAAAGTTTTTTCTTCTGGAGTTAAACAAGGCAGTAATGAAAGTAACTTAAAATTGAGGAGAGAAAAGTTTAGTCGTCTAAAGAAAACTGGAAGCATGAAAGATGCTCAAAATGTTTTCTTAGACATGATAACTAACAAATAACCTCAACAATAAGGAAAAATAACTATGGCAATCGTAGCAAATACATTCCAAACTTATGGTGCTATTGGTAACAGAGAAGATTTATCAGATATTATCTATAACATCTCTCCTACTGATACTCCGTTTATGAGTTCAATTGGAAAAGAAAAAGCAGCAGGTACTTTGCATGAATGGCAAACTGATGCTCTTGCAACAGCAGCAGCTAATGCACAAGTAGAGGGTGATGAAATCACTTTCAATGCAGTAACTCCAACTGTTAGAATCAATAACCAAACTCAGATTTCAAGAAAATCTGTAATTGTTTCTGGTACGCAAGATACTGTAAATAGTGCTGGTAGAAATAATGAACTAGCTTACCAAATCTCAAAAAGTTCAAAAGAACTTAAAAGAGATATGGAAGTTGTTCTTACAGCTAACCAATCAAGAGCAGCAGGTGGTGCAGCAGCAGCTAGAACTTTAGCTGGTCTTACTTCTTGGATTCAAGCTAACACAAGTGTTGGTACGAATGGTGCGAATGGACAAACAAATCCAGGTGGTGGAGCAGTTGATACTCCAGGTACACTTAGAACTGATGGAACGCAAAGAGCTTTCACAGAAGCACAATTGAAAGATGTTGTAAAACAATGTTGGGACAATGGTGGTGATCCGTCAATGATCATGCTTGGTTCTTTCAACAAACAAAAACTTTCAGGCTTTACTGGTGGTTCTACTAAAATGACTCAAGCAGACGACAAAAGACTTGTTGCTGCAATTGATATTTATGAATCAGACTTTGGATCAATGACTGTTGTTCCAAACAGATTCTCAAGATCAAGAGATTGTTTCGTACTTTCACCTGATATGTGGTCAGTTGCGTTTTTAAGAGATTTCCAACTTATGGATCTTGCAAAAACTGGTGATGCACAGAAAAAAGCTATGTTAGCTGAATACACACTTGTTTCTAAAAACGAAGCAGCAAGTGGTGCAGTATTTGATTTAACAGCAGCTTAATCAAAACATTTATAGGAGGGGATTAATTTCCCCTCTTATTACTTAATCAATAATTTTGTTTTCTTTGAAGATTTAAAAATCGGAACGAAGCAATACAAATAATAGGAAAATACAATGAGAACACTAAACGACTATTTTTTAAAAGTAACTTTACCTGACTGCTCTGCATCTGGTTCAACTGGATATGTTGCAGTACCTGATAATGGTAGAATAATTAAAATTATTGCTGTGCAAGAGGGTGCAATTGCTACTGCTAATGCAGTAATTAATTTTAAAACAGCAACATCAGGAAGCTCAAATGTAACTGGTGGAACAATTACTATACCTTTTGCTGGAGATTCTGTTGGTGATGTAAGATATGCTGAACCTACTGCATTAAATAATGTATTAGAGGGCGAAGCTATTCAAGTTATTACAAACAATGCTTCTTCAGGTGCTTGTCCAGTACAATGCACAATCGTTATTAGAAGATAATTACAAATTTTGTGGGGATCTTGTCTAGCGATACTTCCCCACAAATACCAATTAACTAAAAAGGAAATAAATTATGCCATACGGAATGGGAACTTACGGATCAAAAAAAGGACGACCACCTAAAAAAAAAGGTAAAAAGAAAAAATCAAAAAGCAAAAAAAAAGGAAAATAAATTATGAGTTTTAATTATGGTTTAAGACCAGGCACTATACATCATGTAGCTTTAACAAATACTAATTCAACAGCAACTGGTACATTTGCTTCAACTACAGAATATGTAAGAGTTTGTTCAGATACAGATGTTCATATTACTTTTGGTGCAGCTCCAACTGCAACAGCTACAAGTATTTTTATACCAGCAGATCAACCAGAAATGTTTAAGGTTTCTCCAAATCATAAATGTGCAATTAAAGGTGCATCTGGTAATAAAATTTCTGTTACTGAAATGGGTGGCTAGTGGCTAAACAAAAGTTCACTACTTTTACTCCAAGAGATAAACCACCAAAATTAGGTAAGCACAAAAAAAATCTAAATAAGTCAGAAAAAAGACAAATGAAGATGACTAGATATAAAGGTCAAGGCAGATGAGAAAAATTAGTGAAGAAACAGATAAGCATATTACTGAAACTTTTTTAGATAATGGTGCAGATGGTATTGTTCAAAAAAGAGCAATTGATGTTAAGCCTATTTTAGAAAACAATAAAAGATTATATAATCAAAATGATGGTTATAGTCCTGATAAGGGATTAAAAAGAATTGCATCAATTCCAGTAGTTATTCTTGAGATATGGTGCAAGGAATATCACAAAGATCAAAACAAAGGTAATTGGTTTGAATTACCAAGAGATATACAAAAGAAAATTTTAAGAGAAAAACTAAATAGTTCTGAATTTAGATATTTTAGAACATCAGAGGGCAATTTATAATGGCACTAAATACTTACACAAGTTTAAAAGCATCAATAGCAAATTGGTTAAACAGATCAGATTTAACTGCTGAGATACAAGATGATTTTATTAAATTAACAGAAGCTGATCTTAATTCTAAATTAAGAGTTAGAAGTATGATTGCTCAAACTGATATAACTATTAATGCAGAAACAGCAGCTCTACCAACAGACTTTTTACAAATTAGAAATTTTTATATATTAAGTGGTCAAACTAAAACTCCATTAGTATATACAACACCAGCATCAATGGACACTACAAGTGGAACATCTACTACTGGTTTGCCAACTACATTTACAATTTTAGGAGATACATTAAGATTTTCTCCAAAACCAGATGCAACTTACACAGCAAAAATGAATTACTTTAAAAAATTTCCTGCTTTAAGCTCATCTGTTGCAACAAATTATATTTTAGAAAATCACCCTGCAATTTATTTGTATGGTTCTTTGTTTCATGCAGCGAACTTTTTAGGTGGTATCAATCCTCAACAAATTCAAACATGGCAACAAATGTTTGCAACAGCACTTGAGAGATTAGAATTAAATGATAGAGAAGATGAATACAATGGAAGTCCTTTACAAGTAAGAACTGTAACTTCTGTACCATCTCCATTCATTTCAACTTTATAATAGGAATATATGCAATTACCTTTTGGCGAATGGTTGCCAGACCAACCAGATAATTTAAATCCAGGTGCAACAGTAGCAACTAATGTTTATCATGCACAATCAAGTTATAAACCAGTTAAAGGTTTAGTACCTTATAGTGGTGCATCAACTGTTACCCAAAATGCAAAAGGTGCTGGTAGTTTTAGAGATAATACTAATGCAGTATTTACTTTTGTTGGAACTAAAGACAATATTTATAAATTAACATCTGGTACTTTTGCAAGTGTTAAAGGAAGTTTAACAATATCAGGTGGTGATACAGATTTTTTTACCTTTACTCAATTTGGACAATATGTAATAGCAAGTAATGGAGTTAATCCTCCTATGTATTATTTAATGGGTACATCAACTAACTTTGCAACACTACAATCTTTAGCAAGTGCTAGTGGATCAGGTACAGTACCTGCTAAGTTTAGAGTAAGTGGTGTCATTAGGGACTTCTTGGTAACAGGTAATTTAGAAAATGCAAAAAACAAAGTTGCATGGTCAGGATTAAATGATATTTCAGTTTGGGAAGCTGGTGTTAAATCATCAGATACTCAAGAACTACCAGGCTCTGGTGGTCAGATAGTTGCAATAACTTCTGGTGAAGTTGGTTATGTATTTAGACAAAACCAAATAACTAGAATGGATTTTGTGGGTGGAAATGTAGTGTTTCGTTTCTCAGTTATATCACCTAATAGAGGTGCTGTTTATGGGCAGAGTGTATGTCAAGATAATAGACAAGTTTTCTTTTATGCTGATGATGGTTTTTTTCAAATTAATGGAGATCAAATATTACCGATTGGTGCAGAAAAAATAAATAGATTTTTTGACCAAGATTTAAACA